ATCGTGATAGCGCCGGTCGCCCTGCAGCGCAGAAGCTGCGTACCAAAGACAAGAACTTTAGCATAGTAGGCGATGCCTCTGCGATGACTTTGTTCGGCAGTCATCTTTGGTCGAAAGGCAAGAAGATCGTTGTGTGCGAAGGCGAGATAGACGCAATGTCAGTGTCGCAAATACAAGGTCATCGCTGGGCGACTGTATCAGTCAGCGGCGGGGCTCAGTCAGCTAAGAAGTGCTTACTGAAATCCCTCGACTATCTCAGCAACTTCGAAGAGATCGTGCTGATGTTCGACGCCGACGAAGCTGGTCAGGCAGCGGCGGTCGCCTGTGCCGAGGCACTACCATTGGGCAAAGTCAAGATTGCCACGATGCCCGAGGGATTCAAAGACCCAAACGAGTGCTTGCTCGGTGACGAAAGTGCCGCTTTGATCGACGCCATCTTTGGTGCCAGCGACTACAGGCCCGATGGGATCGTGAGCGCCAAAGATCTGAGGGACATTGTAGGCGAGGCTGATGCTAAGGCTGACATAGAATACCCGTACCAAAGGCTCAACGACGTGCTCATGGGCATCCGTACATCGTCTTTGATTACCATTGCAGCGGGGAGCGGTGTCGGGAAGTCAACGCTAGTACGAGAGTTTGCTTATGCCATCCACATGTCAGGCAAGGCTGGCCCTGTCGGCATGATGATGCTTGAGGAAACAACGAAGCGCAGCCTGCAAGGCCTAGTAGGGCTACACATGAACAAGAACATCACGGTAAACCCAGACTGCGCGACCCGCGAAGAGATCGAGGCCAGCTTCGACAGCTTAGTGCAAAAGCAGCAAGTGTACTTCTTTGATCACTTTGGCGGCTCGGATCTGCAGGTGTTGAGCAACCGCATTCGCTACATGAACAAAGGGCTTGGCTGCAAAGTTATCTTTCTTGACCATATCTCGCTGTTGATCTCAGCGGCGACGGGAGGGGTGACTGATGAGCGCCGTCTCATAGATCAGATAATGAACGATCTGCGGGTGCTAGTGCAGGAGCTAGACATTGCCCTGTTTGTCGTGAGCCACCTAAGACGACCACAGTCCGAAGCAGGGCATGAGGGCGGGGCAAAGGTCCAACTCAGTCAGCTACGTGGCAGTCACGCGATTGCACAGCTTGCTGATGCTTGCATAGGCCTTGAGGTGGACAGCCAAGACCCCACGTCAGGGCTCCGCAATCTACAGGTATTAAAAAACCGCCACACCGGCGCTGTCGGTTTCGCAGGATCTCTGCGGTACGACATGGCAAGTGGGCGGCTCAGTGAGGTCGATGCTGAGTTTAGTGACGTGCCTTTCTAAGAGCGCGGCCACTCAGGCGGTCTGAAGCCTTGATCTTTTAGCCAGCCCAGCACTCGACATGCGACAGGGTTTGGGGGCCTAGTGCCATCTTCCCAGCGCCTGACGCTGCGCTCGTTGGTGTCGAGGATATGGCATAGCTGACGCACGGTGAGGCCCAGCGAATGCCGAGCCTCTTTGAATTGGGTTGGTGTCATTATGCTACCTCAATATCTATGTGGTCGCGCTCCGTGAGTACAACCTCTTGCTGCCCTTCTGTGTCCCAACCAGACACGTATGGTACACCATCTGTGGCCTCACTGACCTCGATGTAAATGGTGAACCCGTTGATCTGTACATAGCAGCTTTCGTCGGGTGCGGTGAAAGTCGGTGCTTGCTTGGTCATTGTGCGCTCCTCCTTTTGGCGACGATCTTGACGCCACGAAAGTACCGGCGGCTGTCATATGGATGGTTCCAAGATAGCTGATTTGTCAGGAACTCCTTGATCTCAGTTTTGGTCGGGAGCAAGCTGACGCCGCCGTTGCTATCCTCGTCGGCGACGTCGATGGTGATTTCAAATGTGTGCTTGGTCATAGTCTGTCTCCATGTGTGGGCGTCATTGCCCGTTAATGTGGGTAAGTAGGGCCGAAGCCCCGTTAGTTATGCGATGGCGGCTTTGATACGCAGCGTCTCACCTTGCCAGAGCAACTGGGCGCGCTTGACGGCTAGCAGCAACGCGGTCTTGCGTGGCTTGATGCCAAACTCGTCGACGGAATACTCGGCGGCTGCTCTGTAAGCAGAGGCCCATGAGGCTGACACTTCGTAAGTAGTCACGGCCTCTTCAGCCAAGATGTCGATTTGATTCTCTGTAAGGTAAGGCATCGTGTTCTCCATGTGTGGGCGTCATTGCCCATTAAGGTCAGTGGGGCCGAAGCCCCGTTGGTTATTTTGCGGCTTTGTCGATACCGAATGCTAGATTAATTCCGTATGTTGCGGCGTTTTCCATGCGGGTTGCAATGATAAAGTTTGCGCTAGCAGGGTTTGCCTTTGCCGCTTTTTTTAAGCGCGCCGCCATAGTAACAAAATGCTGGATAGTCTTTGATCCATCGTTATTGAAGTCACGCATTTTAGCGTTAAAACTTTTCTTAGCCCGTGTCCATTTCGTATGATATGTCATTGTCGTTCTCCTTAGATGGGCGTCATTGCCCTATACACTCTATATAGGACCGATGGTCCGACATTGCAACCCCTCCACCGTAAATAAATCACAGTAATCTTGGGAGATTATACCTATGGGCACTTACATTGCTGGACCCAGCCGCTTTGCCTTTGACTTAGAGAGCAACGGCCTCCTCGACACCATTAATCGCATACACTGCCTCGTCCTGAGAGACCTTGACTCAGGGCGTGTGCAGACCTTCGACATCCGCGACAGGGACGCCCTGTGTCGGGGCCTGCGTTACCTCCAAGAGGCAGATGAGATCGTCGGCCACAACATCATAGGCTACGATGTACCGGCGATCCAAATCGTTCATCCTTGGTTCAAGCCGAAAGGCAAAGTCACCGACACGTTGGTGCTCTCGCGACTGATCCACGCCGATCTCATGGGCGAAGATGTTGCAGCACAACGCAGCGTCGAAGACTTCCCTAAGCGGCTCTGGGGCTCACACAGTCTTAAGGCTTGGGGCCTGCGGATCGGCAACTTCAAGGATGACTATGATGGCGGCTGGGAGAAGTTCAGCGAAGAGATGCTGTCGTACTGCGTGCAAGACGTCAACGTGACCGTGCAGCTTTACCATAAGCTCATGGGTGCCAATGCCTCGGAGACGGCGGTGGATCTTGAGCACCAGCTTGCCGAGATCTGCTTTCGCATTGGTAACAACGGTTGGACTTTTGATAAGCAGAAGGCAGGGGCGCTGTATGCCAAGCTTGCAGGGAAACGACAGGAACTGAGCAAGGACCTCGATACCCTGTTCCCGCCTTGGGAGATCAGCGAGACCTTTATCCCTGCAAGAGACAACAAGACCCGAGGCTACGTCAAGAACGAGCCCTTTATAAAGAAGAAGCTGGTCGAGTTTAACCCATCAAGCAGGCGTCATATTGAGCGTTGCTTGAGGGCTAAGTATGGATGGGAGCCAAGGCACCATACGGGAGACGGCCACGCGGTCATTAACGAGGTCATCCTCGGAAGCCTTACTGAGTACCCCGAGGCGCAAAAGCTGGCCGAGATGTTCATGCTCCAGAAGCGTATTGGACAGCTTGCGGAAGGCAGACAGGCTTGGATGAAGCGCGTCGATAGCGATGGTCGCATTAGGCATCAGATTGTCTCAGGCGGTACGATCTCAGGCCGCGCAAGTCACAGGTCGCCTAACCTTGCACAAGTGCCTGCCGCTCGTCTGCAGTATGGTCAGGAGTGTCGACAGTTGTTTACGGTGCCCGACGGCTGGGTGCTGCTAGGCAGTGACCTTGCAGGCCTCGAACTGAGGTGCCTTGCCCATTACCTCAACGACCCCGACTTCACGGCCCAGATCCTCGACGGCGACATTCACACCTACAATGCCAAGGCGTTCGGTGTGGATCGTCCGACTGCCAAGACCGTAGTCTACTCAATGATGTATGGCGCGGGTGATACTCTCGTGGGCTCAGTGGCTGGCGGCGATGCCAAGCTCGGCAAGAAGCTCAAGGCCAACTATGCCCGAGAGGTGCCAGCGTTTGCCACGCTCCAGAAGGGCATTAGCAGGGCGTTCAAGCGGCGTGGATACCTCAAAGGCCTCGATGGCAGGCGTCTCATCATACGCGGTGGATCAGAGCACAAGTGCCTATCCCAGCTACTCCAGTCAGCAGGAGCCATCCTTTGCAAGAAGTGGGTCGCTCTGATCGACCAAGAGCTTCGAGACATCAGCGACCAAGCTTACATGGTCGGCTGGATTCACGACGAGGTGCAAATTGCATGTAAATCAAAGGAGGTCGCTGATCATGTCGGTGATATCACTGGACGAATGGCGGGAGAAGCAGGCCGCGCTTTCCAAGCAAACATCCCCATCGCATCCGATTTCAGCGTTGGCCGAACTTGGGCTAACACCCACTGAGATCGATGAGCAAATGGCGCACACGATGGCAATTTACATTGTGCTCGACCGCGCACATCGGCGGTCTTTTTCTGTGAAATCTAGGTTCGCCCGAGAGGGAGCTTTCTACGTTGCGATGGCCGCGTCGGAAGGCTGGATAACGACGGCTGCGGATGACCACCCGAGCAACGAACAGTGGGGCAACCACTGGGTAATAACTGAATCAGGCATAAGAATGCGGAGACAATTAGATGAAATACTCAGAGCAGTTACTAAGCAAGAAGATCCTGCTGATTGATGCGGACTTGTACTTGTACCGAGCATGTGCTGCCGCCGAGGAAGAGGTAGACTGGGGCGACGATCTTTGGTCGCTACAGACTGACCTCAAAGAGGCCAAGGCAATCTTCCAGAACACCTTGCAGGAGGTCTGCGAGACCCTCGATACGGCCAACTTCATCCTATGCTTCTCGGACCGTGACAACTTCCGTAAGGAGGTCCTGCCGTCGTACAAAGGCGGTCGCAAGAAGGTACGCAAGCCGGTGGGTTATGGGGCAGCGGTGCAATGGGCAAAGAAGACATATCTTTGGCACTCAGAGCCGTTCCTAGAAGCCGACGACATCATGGGCATCCTTGCGACTGCGCCCGACAGCAAAGGTGTCATTGTTAGCGACGATAAGGACATGCTGACCCTGCCTGCCAAGCTCTACAGACCTGTGTCAGGGGAGCACCACGACATCTCAGTCGCCGATGCTGATCGGGCGTTTCTCACGCAATCTCTGACGGGTGATCCGACCGATGGCTATCACGGCTGTCCTAAGATCGGAGCAGTTACAGCAGCCAAGGTGCTGGGCCCACAGCCACACTGGGATCTGGTGGTCGCTGCATACCTCAAGGCGGGGCTCACAGCAGCCGACGCTCTCCAGCAAGCAAGGTGCGCTCGGATACTGAGGTTCGACGATTGGGACC